CGTTAAAGGATTCCCATCTGAACCAGGCAGCTTCGCAGCTTTACCTTTCAGATGTCTGGCACACGATCAAAAGTCACGTGCACCGCCGCCTTGGATAAAACCACCTGTGGTTCCAAGGCTCAAACGTGTCGCAGCTGCCGTAAGGCAGAACAAGACACAAGAGAGACCGTTGTCAACGGTTTGAGACTAATTCGGATTCGCTTTAGGTTACCCTACAGTGAATGCCCGGATCTCGAGCCGTCTGGCTTAAATCGCTATCTCTCTTTTCTCCTACTTCAGGGGCAGAAAAGGGCCTCTGTACCTTTCCCTCGTCGCCAAGCGACTGAAAGGGATTGTACAGGGTTTCTGCCTTTGTCGAGGATGGGGAAGCGCATGCGATGGGAATTTGCCCATTCCGTTGCTTCAATAAAACGCAATCTCCCTCGAGGTTGTCGCTTCCACACCCCTTCCTACGCTGACTCTTGGAAAAAGACAGCGTTCTCTAACCCCCCCCCTTCCTCTCCGGAGTACATCGCATTTTTGCGACGCGAAGTACGCAGGATTTTTCCTTTTGGCTGGGACCATAACTATGAGAAATTTGTACATTCTCATGTCCCTAACGCCAGTGCTAGGTTCTCATCTAAGAGGGCCGATTATCATTGGATCGGAAAGAGGAAATCCTTTGTTGGTCAGTGCTTGAGCGGTCCCATAGTTAGTGGGATACCGCTCCAAGCCCGGTATAAGGAGGTGCTTAGTGCAGGAAAGTCTCGACCGTTAGTTATTTATGACGAAGCGATCGAGCTTCTTGCTCCTTTGCACAAGGCGATTTTTAATCACCTTTCCAGACAACACTGGTGCCTTGTTGGACCGCCAACATCGGAGAGGATATCATCTACCTGTAGGTACAAATGTCAGACTAGCATAGACCTCGTCAGTGCTACTGATAATTTGTCCCTTGAGTCCACAGAGGCCATCCTTGGTTCGCTCCTTAGTAAGTGCGAAAAGGTTCCTGGGGGAATACGTGAGCTTGCTCACCTTTCCCTCAGGCCCTTAGTAACAGTGAACGGCGTGATCGAAGGTGAAGTTACCCATGGGCAGATGATGGGGGCCTACCTCTCTTTCCCTCTTCTCTGTTTGCAGTCTTATCTTGCGGCCCTTTGGGCCACTCGGGGCAAGGTCGCCTCGATTCTCGTCAACGGCGACGATTGCTTGATAAGCTCAAATGATTTCGTTAGTAATGACTCATATCCTCCCGGATGGAAGATAAACGAGCAAAAGACTATACGAAATGAGAATGTAGCAGAAGTTAATTCTACTGCATTCTTGAGATCGGGGACCAAATGGCGCGAGGTGCGTCATTTGCGAAGAGGAGGATTTCTTACCACATACGAAGGTATGATGCATGCATCTTCCGCCGTGAGAAATTCTCGCGAATGGACTGATGCATTTATCAGAAGTCGTATAGGTAAGAAATGGGGTTTTCTTCCCTCCCAACTCGGGCTTCACCGGAAGTCTTATCCTGCTTTTTGCAGGCATCGCGAGATGTGGCACAGGCTTTTTACACCTTTGCCGCATGCTTTGCCTGAATTGCAGGATGGAGTTACAGGTTTACGTAGAGACCTGGACCCTGATGAGCGCCACGCATTCACTGAATTTCAGTGGGCGAACGGCAGGGCCGGAGGAAAGAAGAGAGACGTATTTCAACCATCCGTGGGAGAAATACGTAGGACTTTCGCGTACAGGGCTGCCAAGCCCCGTAGCAGGCTTAGCTACTTGTCTAAGCTTGCTTCCATAAAAGTGGAATACGCGAGAGAAAGAAAGGAGATGGATATGCAATTCGTTCCTGACGATTACATATCCATAAGAGAGACGCGTGCCATCATGGAGCAAAATTTTTGTTTCGAACAGGATGATGGTTAATTGGCATCGATCTCTTGGCGTCCCACGTTCCGAAAGGATCGTCGCGGGGCGGAAGATCTGTAGATCCTGATGAAACTTCACAAGTCTTTAAGGAATTAACAATACCACTAGCCTTTAGGGGCCCGCCAACTATGGGGAAGCGGTTAAATTGTTAGACTTGGAAGTCCCTCATTCAGTGGGTCTAGCGAATGGCATGTGTAAGCACCGCTGCCAGCAGATCTTTCGTAGGGTGGGACGTTGTTAAGGAGTGAACGGGCACGTTATAATGCCCTGGTCGGTACCGGACCTGACTCTTTAGCGTAAAACGCTTTGTTAGACTTG